AACTTTTCTACATTACCCATTATTCTTAATCGTTTACAGTCAATAATGTAAATTTTATCTCCTACTCTGCCACCCATGACAAATACTGTATAGTCATTTCTTTCTCTAACACCTGCAGATAAATCAACACCAACACCTAAACAGTCAAACTGTGTTGGTATCTGTCCTTTAATAATTAGATCAGGAGAGACAGACATATCACTAGTTCTTACAATTTGATTCTGATATTGAAAACTGAAACTTATAGGTGATTGTCTTCTACGGTCATTAAGATAATCAAGTGACCACATCTCTGGCCAATAAGATTTTTCATCTCCACTCTCATCTACAGTTACTGCTGATTGTATTATCTGTATCCAATCATTGTCAGGAATAAAAGTAGTTTGATGTATATCATCATGTCTGAATCTTGTACCGAGACATATAGCTCTACCACCTTCAAACATAGTTGGAACAATAACTGAATTCCAGTTATCTTCCATAGCTACACGAATATCTCTATTCTTGATATCATCAGCTGATTTTATAGCATCATCAATAATACATAAATGAGAACGCTTTGATGTAACAGCACCTTTTAATCCTGCACAACATAAACTGAATTCTTCTTCACCAGTTGATCTTATACCAGCAAATTTCCAATCAATACTCCAATATTCATTAGAGTTAATTCCTTTAGCAATTTTCACCATTGGAAATATTTCTCTATAGATCTTACTGTCTTCAATAATTCTTTTTATCGCTGCACTCTTTGGCCTGGCAACATCAACAGTATATGAAATATATAAAATCTTTAACGGTTTACGATTGAGTGCATGTACACCAATAGCCCAGGCTGTAAATAAACCTAGCACTGTAGATTTAGCAGATCCTCTTGGTGCAAGAATATCTACATTCGGTCCAGCAATATTAATTAAACATTCACTATCTTGGTGTGTGTATAAATGTTCATGCCATAGTTTCATGTGTTCTGCAGGAGGTTTATCTCCTACGACATCACAGAAATATGCAAAATCTGATCGAG